ACCTCCTGAAGTGGATGGCCCTTACAGTCCAGCAACCTGGCATTCCCATCGAAGTGAGCGTGATGATGAAAGGCGAACTAGGTACGGGCAAAGGAACTTTTGCCCGTACGTTCGGCAGCCTGTTCGGCCGTCACTACACCCACCTCGATCGCACTGAACAGCTCGCTGGCAAGTTCAACGCGGCCATCAGCGGGAAGATCCTGGTGTTTGCCGACGAGGCCTTCTTCGCGGGCGACAAGAAAGACCTCGGGTCACTGAAGCGGTTGATCAGCGAACCCACGCTCTCCATCGAGCGCAAGGGCATCGACGTCGTCGAGGAGAACAACTGCATCCACCTGATCATGGCTACCAACAACGAGCACAGCCACCAGGCCTCCTTCAAGGAGCGGCGGTTCTTCTCGCTCAAGGTCAGCAGCGCGCACCTTCAAGACCACGCGTACTTCAACGCCATCAACAAGGAAATGAACAACGCGGGCAAAGCGGCCCTGCTGTCGTACCTGTTGACGCGGGAAGTAAGCCACGACGACGTTCGCCGTGTTCCTATGACCAAGGAGCTGGGTGAACAGCAGATGATGTCGTTGACCCCAGAGCTTCGGTGGTGGAAGGAGAAGCTCACTCTAGGTGAGTTTGGCGATCTTGGTTGGCCCGACGAAGCATCCACCACCATGATGCACGGAGACTACCTGCGATGGTGCGATGACCTGAAGATCAATCGTCGGGTCAGTGACGTAGACCTGGGCCGCAGGATTCTGTCTCCCTGGCTCGGACCCCGCAAGCGATCAGGCAACTCCTGGAAACGTACGCTCCTGCCTCTTGAAGAGGCACGTCGTAAGTTTGATGAGATGGCGGGGACGCGTACTGAGTGGGACACGGACAACGCGCCAACGCCAGCGGCTCTTGATCCAAGGAAGATACCGTTTTGAAAAGGAGCAAGCGAATGACGATTCTTGAACCTAAGACCAAGGTCACGTTGGAAGACCTGCAAGCACTAACACTTCACCAGCGCATCACGCTTGGTGATGTGACAGATGTTCTTCGCGTGCCTGGCGGATGGGTCTATCGAACGTTCAAAGGGTCACTCGGTGGTGACATTGTCACGTCAACGTTCGTGCCCGAGAAGTGGTGATCCAGATGGCCATCTGGATCTGGATCGATCATCTGGACGCCGCTAAGGCTTTTGTTGGCGCGAGGTTAGGTGCCGTTGATCCAGATGGTCCAGATGGGACCCCGAAATCGGGCCAAGGGAATTCATCGGCACCTGCTTTTGCCATATACCAATTGCCTTATCATCTGGATCATCTGGATCATCTGGTCAATAAGGCTGTAAGTGGTTGTAAAGCCGGGACTTGCAGATTGACCAGATGCGCTGGCCTTATTCGGGCATCTGGATCATCTGGTCGCCTGGCCCTGGGAAACCCTATGAGCCGCGCCTGGAAACCCAGCGCACCGAGGACCGCCGCGCGCAGCGCACCGAGGACCGCCGCGCGCGTTTCCCCCGCCGCTGCCCCAGGCCCGCGCGTGGTGGTGCTTGCGCGTTGGCGCGAGGACCACGCACCGATCTTCCCGCACGGGAACAACGCGGGGCTTGGTGCGCGAACCTTGGGCCAAGCATCCCGATCGGGAACGCGTCGGCCCGACCGCCTGGCCCACGCGCTGGCCTGGTGCCAGGCGTACACGGCCACGGGTCGTAACCCTTTTGATCCTGCGAGGTTACAGCAGGCCATTGACTAGGTGGCCCGGAACGTGGATGAGTCCACGAGGGGCGAAGGTCCCAGGAACACAGGGATCAAAGGACCGTGCCAAAGCGAAGGTCCCAGGAATGTGGCGCAATACAAGGCGAAACGCAGCGAAGCTAAGTTAACATAACACCTATTATCGGACCCAGGAGAATCAGGCCGTGAAAGAAGAACAGTTGGATCGTGGGTTGAGCAACGCGGTGGACGCACTGGGCCGCGCCAACCCCATCTCTGCTCTGCCGAAGGTAGAGCACTGGTTGAGTGAGCTGGCGACTCTTGACGAGGACCAACGTCGCGAGCGCATGCTCGACATGGTTCGCGTGGTGAAAGCAGCTGGTGGTTGTGGCTCGACGCAGACAGCGAACGGACTACCGTGTCGTCGTGCCCCAAAGGCAGGGTACCCAGTGTGTCGCAAGCACGGTGAGCGAGCACCGCAGACGGTGGCCAAGGCCGAGAGGCTTCTGGCTATCGCGCGCATGCCCGCGATCGAAGTGTTGATCGATGAGCTGGACCAGGCGCAAGAGAACGAGTGCCCGACGTGTGGTTACCCCGCGCGCAACCTGAAGTACCGGAAGCACATCGCTGCCATCTCGTTCAAGCTACTCGACCGCACCGGCTTCGGCCCACGGTCATCGATCGACCTGACTGCGAAGGCGGTAGACGAACACCACATCGACGTCTCTCAACTGAGCGACCAGGAGTTTGAAGAGCTGAGCATGTTGCTTGAAGCACTGGACGTGTTCAAAGGAAAGATCGATGCGAGACAGGCGCGGAACGTCCTTGCGCCACTGCCCGCACGTGCGCTACCCTTGGTCCTTCAAGCCACCGGAGTGGTCGAGGGCCAGGAGACCAAGGGCTGACCTAACACCTGGGCGTCGGTATACGACGCACCACTCGCGGTGGCACTCACCTAACAAAGAACGACTGGAGGAATGGATGGCCTTAACCATAAGGAGTTCACCTCTTGTCCGAGTCCAAGCGTGTTTCAGCACAGGTGCTGTGGAAGCGCGCGAACCCAGAGAAGTACCAGAGTGCTCTTGCACGCAAGCGTGAGGCCGCGAGGCTTCTCGTTGTTGCGTACAAGCTAGAGCACCCTTGTGTTGACTGTGGGGAGGGCGATCCTGTCGTCCTCGACTTTGACCACCGAGATCCAGCACAGAAGAGTCGAGACGTCAGTTGGCTCGTGAAGCAGCCACGTAGTCTCGACACCATTCTTCTAGAGATTGCGAAGTGCGATGTGCGTTGCGCCAACTGCCATCGTCGTCGCACCGCTGCCCAGCGTCGAGGTGCCCTGTGACTGTCGCTCTAGCCGTGCTTGAGAACGCACAGGACAAAGCAGAGCGGGCATCGTCTCTACGCTCTCAGGTCCAGGCCCGACGCATGCAGGAGTCGCTGTATGAATTCGTCAAGGCGTCTTGGCACATCGTTGAACCTAACCGTATCTTCGTTGGCAACTGGCACATCGAGGAACTCTGTCACCACCTTGAGGACGTGGCCAACGGTAAGGTGAAGCGTACGATTATAAATGTTCCGCCGGGCACCATGAAGACACTGCTCGTGTCAGTGTTCTTTCCGTGTTGGTTGTGGGCACGCAACTCCAAGCTCAAGATCCTCACTGCGTCCTACTCGGCCCCGCGCGCGTACGATGCGAACATCTCATCGCGCAAGATCATCCGCAGCGATTGGTTCCAGTCGTACTGGCCGTTGAAGCTGAAGGCTGACCAGGATGAGAAGGGACGCTTCGACTCGGTCGCAGGTGGTTGGCGCATTGGTACGTCGGTCGGCGGCGAGGGCACGGGTCTCCACCCTGACTTCATCCTGATCGACGACGCATCGACAGCGATCGATGCTCAGAGCGACACGCTTCGCAAGACAGTCACCGATTGGTTCTCAGGCACGGTGACCACGCGCGGAGCGGGCATCGACGCTGCGATCATCGTGCTGGGCCAGCGACTCCACGAAGAGGACCTTTCGGGCTTCCTGCTGAACGGCCCGACGTTCGAGTCGTACGTCCACGTGTGCTGGCCGATGCGGTTTGAGAAGTCCAGGGCACCATCAGACCAGGAACCAGAAGGCTACGCTTCTGACCCGCGCGACCGACGCACCGTCGAGGGTGAACTGTTGTGGCCCGCGCTGTTCAACGAAGCCAAGGTCAAGCAGTTGGAGATGGACTTGGTCGAAGACGCACCGGGCCAGCTCCAGCAGCGTCCCGCCGCGAAGGGCGGACGACTGTTCAAGATCGAGATGTTCAAGTTCTACGATGTGCCGCCAGCGCTGATGCGTATCGCACGTGGCTGGGACACAGGCGCGACCGAAGGTGGCGGCGATCCTACGGTCGGCGTGAAGATGGGCGAGGAGATCGATCAGCGTGTCGAGGACGGACGCAAGAAGGCGACCCCGACTGGTCGCTACTACCTCCTCGATGTGAAGTCCGAGAACCTTGGACCGGAAGGCGTGGACCTGTTGATGCGTTCGACGGCCGAAGCGGACGGCATTGCGGTGGCCCAGCGCGAAGAGCGTGAGGGTGGGTCATCTGGCAAGGCGGTCACCAACGCACGCGCCAAGCTGCTCAAGGGATACGACTACGCTGAGGTCCCGAAGAACGTCAACAAGACGATCTACTCGAAGCCGTATCGCGCGCAGGTCAACGCGGGCAACGTCTACCTCCCGCGTGGTGCGTCCTGGGTGCAGAAGTACATTCAAGAGCTGCGAGACTTCCCGACCGTCAAGCACGACGACCAGGTGGACGCGTCGGCCACTGCGTTCAACGCGGTGTTGCTGGAGACCCCGAAGGTCCAAGCGGATTGTAGTTGGTGATACTTGGCTGTGAAAACACTCACCAAAACGTTCCTGGCTGACACCCTGCAGCCTGCTACTCCGGCGACGGGTACATCGCTCGAAGAGATTGTGAACACGTTCCTCAAGACGTTGACACCCGCGAACGTGCTCGACGTGCAGTACAGCCTGGCTAAGACAGGTAAGTACGGAGAGAATTATTTGTTTGCTGCATACGTTGTGTACAAGGGCCAAGACTCATGATGCGCGCGTGGCTGTTCGCCTGTCGCTTTTCACGGGACCTGGCCAAGTGGCATCGGATCGCGCTGCGCGTTCGCAGCGTGTGGAGGTGGGTTCAATGACCGATCAACTGAAGCGCCCGGTCTTGGTGAAAGGACCGTGGCTCTGCGAGCACGCAAACGAGAATCCGAACGTCTGTCCTTGTCCCAGCGACTGCTACTGCAAACGGAATACTTGCGAGCACAAACTCGTGGACCTGATGGCTGCACTCAAGCGTGGCCTGGCCAACGCCAGCGTCTCACTGCTGTTGATGGTCGAGGTGATGCGATGAGAAAGTTCCTGCTCGGCATGTTGGTAGGAGTCGTGGTGGCCACGGCCACCTACAAAGCGATCGACGCGTACTCCGCGTTGAACCAGCGCGTGAGTTACATCGAGGGCTACCTTCGGCAGCTCGATCAGATGATGCGTCAACAGAGCAACGCCGATGTCATGCCCGCTGATAGCCGTCGCGCTGCTTGATGTCTTCCTTCGGGTGTCGTTGACACCGGCCATCTCGTTTGCGCCAGCGAACCTGGTGGCGAACATCTCGGTCAAGGAAGGCCGGGCCGTTCGCGCCGAGTTGGATTGCGACAACGGGTACTACTCCAGTTCCTCTTGGGATTGGGACGACAAACCGCACCGCTTGACGTTCAAGATCACGTCGGGCGGCAAGTGCACACTGACCATCGTGGTCGTCGATGAGATGGCCAAGGTCATAGGATTCAGATCCGTGGTTGCCACGGTCATTGGGAGAGAGCAATGAGCTTTATGGACATGCGAGCAATGACCGACGCCCTCGGTGGTGGACGGTCGCGCCTGTGGAACATCGCGAGTCGGATGTTCAACGGCAAGCGCGATATGTACCGCGCGCTGGGCTACAAGCGAGTGCTGGAGCCTGCGGACTATCGTTCGCGGTACCGTCGCAACGCGGTCGCCAACCGGATCGTCAAGGCGCTGCCGAAAGCGACCTGGCGTGGTGGCGCGGAGCTGGTGGACGATGAGAAGCCGACCATCACGACCGCTTTTGAGCAGGCGTGGATCGACCTCAACGACCGCCTCAACATCTGGGACAAGATCTACCGTGCGGATGTCCTTGCAGGCATCGGCCGCTACTCGATTCTCTTGATCGGTGCGCCTGGGGAACTGGACCAGCCACTGCTCAACGCGGGCGCGGACGAGATTGCCTACCTCACTCCGTACGCGGAGGAGGATGCGACCATTCAGCTGTTCGAGATCGACAGCAAGAACCCGCGCTTCGGCCTGCCGACCTTCTACAACGTGAAGCGGACGTCGATGAACAGTGCGACCGCACAGAACAGTGCGAACATCGCCAAGAACGTCCACTGGACGCGCGTGATTCACATCGCGGATGGTCTTTTGGATGACAGCATCTACGGCGAGCCTCGCCTGGAGTGCATCTGGAACGACCTGGATGACCTGGAGAAGGTCAAAGGAGCAGGTGCCGAGGCCTTCTGGAAGCGAGCTGACAGCGGGATGCAGTTCGATCTGGACCCGACGCTCGACTTCTCACCCGAGAGCAAGGTCGCACTCAAGAAGCAGCTGCACGAATACGAGCACGATCTTCGACGCCTGTTGCTCACGCGCGGCGTCAAAGTGAACAACCTGGGCAGCCAGGTGGCCGACTTCTCGGGTCCGGTGGAGTCGATCGTGTCGATCATCAGCGCGGGCACGGGCATTCCGCAGCGCATTCTCATGGGTTCGGAGCGAGGACAGCTGGCCTCGACCCAGGATCGCAGCAACTGGGACGATCGAGTCGTCGATCGTCGCAACGACTTTGCCATCCCGTACGTCGTGCGGCCAATGGTGAAGCGGTTCCAGGAGCTGGGCGTGCTGCCAGAGGCCAAAGACAAGAAGTACGAGGTCAAGTTCTCCGCTCTTCGCGTGATGGACGACACGCAGCGTGCTGAGATTGCCTCGAAGTGGGCGTCGTTGAACAGCGCAGCGGGCGAAACGGTCGTCACGCCCGACGACATCCGCGAGAAGGTCCTGGATCTGCCGCCTCTCGAAGAGGTGGTCAACGATTCAGCGGGTGGTGGAGACGAGAACGCGGACGGTGGTGGCCAGCCGAAGGTCAAACTCGAAGAGAAGGTGCTCCTGCGCGCGATGGAGCGAGCCATTAACGCCAACGACATGAACATGTTGGCGACGATCATCCGAGAGGCCCGTCGGTAATGGCCTCACTTCGGGTGCTCGCGCGGTTGTTGCTCCTGGCGGTTCGCAAGAACCGCTGGGAACACGTCCACTCGGCGGCAGATAAGTTCCAACCACGCGCCCGCAAGGTCGCAACCAAGGCGTTTGCCAGGGCCAAGGCCAAGATCCCCCAGGCCGCGTTGCAGTTGGCCTTGAAGGCGGGCGATGTCGCACGCGTGGAGTCGATCATCGATGGTGCTCTCAAGGAATTCGATCGAGCATTCCGCAAACCCTTCACAGAAGTGTTGACCAAGGTCCAGGGTGCTGCAGGTACTGCTGCAGCTGAGCGACTCAACAACTCTAAACGTGCGTTGAGTGGTGTTGATGCTCTGCTCGATGAGTTGAACAGTGATGCAGATGGTCTTGATGAAGACGCAAAAGATTTGTTGAACGACGAACCTGATGCGACTACAGTGTTGGCAGGTCATCCACGGATGGCCGCACCGAAGATCAAAGGCTTTGCCTTCGACAAGACGAACCCACAAGCGAAAGAGTGGGTAGACGAGCACGTAGGCGAGCTGATTGACGACATGTCACGGACGACACGCGAACGCGTGAAGTCCCTGGTCGAACGAACCGTCGATGGTGAGTTCGACACCCACGACTTGGCCGACAAAATCACCGAACTCATTGGTGATGAGTCCCGCGCCGAAACGATCGCACGAACGGAAACGATGGCGGCAAGCAACGGAGGCCAGCGCGAAGCGTGGGCGCAGGCCGTGGACGATGGACTCCTCAACGGCGACGAAGAAGAGGAGTGGATCACCACACCGGACGACAAGACTTGCCCGATCTGCCAGCCGATGGACGGCGAGAAGAAGCCTCTCGGCGGCAAGTTCAACGTTGACGGAGCACAGATTGACGGGCCACCAGCGCATCCACGATGCCGCTGCACTACGGGGTTGGCACTGAAGAACTGATGAACCAAGTCCGGCCTGACAAAGTGCGAGAGCTGATGACTGCCGCGAATAGCGGCATGAAGCACGTCGCCCAAGGCACTAGCGCCGAGGAGGTGTTCTCGGCGTACCTGAACATGACGCGGAACATGGTGTTGCTGGCCACGGAGAGTCGCCGCGACAACACAGATATTCGCAACGCACTAGTCGGGATGCTGTTGCTCCTTGACACCCCTGGAAAGGTGAACTGATGTCCGCTACTCGCAGCACGCTACTCGCCCTCAAGGGCTATAAGGTCCGCACCGAGCGGTACAACGACCAGGAACACCTGGTCGTGCCCGTCGTGGCGCTGGTCGAGGGCGTGGTCCACGCGATGAACGCCACGGATGCGGAGTTCGTGCCGTCCGAGGAGTTTTCACGCGCGCCAGCCGGGTGGAACGGTCGCCCGGTGTTCCTCGGGCATCCGATGCGCGACGGCCGTCCGATCCTCGGCAACACCCCAGAGGTGTTGGAGGCTGAACAGATCGGCATCGTCTTCAACTCGAAGGCAAAGGACGACAAGCTCACGATGGAGGCTTGGATCAACGTCGAGCGTGCTGAGAAGCTCGCTCCAAAGTTGCTTCAGCGCATCAAGGACGGTGAGGCCGTCGAAATTTCCGTTGGTGTGCAAGTGTCCACCGACGATACCGAGGGCACGTACCTGGGCAAGTCCTACAAGGGCAAGTGGACGGGGCTGATGCCCGACCACCTGGCTCTGTTGCCCGAGACCGACGAGGGCGCTTGCAGCGTCGAGATGGGTTGCGGTGTTCGTGCCGCAAGCAAACCGAAAGGAGCCGCAGTGAAGACAGAGAGTGGGTTCATGGCGCGGGTCCTGGCAGCGATGCCGGGGCTGCGGTCGCTCATGAACACCGAAGACATGACCGACAACGACCTCCGCAGCAAGTTGTACACGGCGGTTCGAGCGAAGTACCCCAACTGTTCCTACGTGGATACGTGGTACCCGGTGCAGAACCCCACCAACGTCGTGTTCAACTGCTCCCACTATGCCCCGCCCGCTCCGGGTCCGGGCTACGAGGTGTACCCCGTGTACACCTACAAGTTGTACGACATGGCGTTCACCCTCGATAGCAATGGAGCGGTGACGCTCAACGGCGAGCCAACGGAAGTCGAAGCAGTGACGCGCTATGAGCCGGTAACGGCTGCTGGCGACGTCGAACCCAAGGTCGCGGCGTCGGGCAAGCCGTGTTCTTGTCAGCATCCACAGCCCACTATCGAGGAGAAGGCAATGCAGAAAGCAGAACGAGTCACCGCTCTGATCGGCAAGAGCAAGGTGTTCACGGAAGCCGACCGAGCGATGCTCGAAGCGTCGAACGACGAGCAGTTCGCTCGTTTCGAGGCGCACTCGGCCGCACCGGAGACCCCGGCCGCGCCCGCGACGACCGAAACCCCCGCCGTTCAGGCCGCGCCCGTCGCTGCCCCGGCTGCTGCCGCCGCGCCCGCCGCTGCGGAAGTGAAGGAACCGACGCTCGAAGACCTCCTGGCGAAGGCACCGGCTGATGTCCGCGACTCGTTCGCGGAGATTCGTTCGGCGGCTGCGTCCAAGAAGGCCACCACGATCAAGGCACTCAAGGACACTGGCCGCTGCCAGATGACCGACGAGCAGATGAACGCCAAGTCGCAGGCGGATCTCGATCAGCTCGTTGCGCTGGCCGGGTCGAACGTGCGCGCGGCGATCGACTACAGCGGGCAGGGCACTGCGCGTACGCCGGAGACGGCGTCGGGCGATGCTCCGGCACCGAAGGACCTCGGCGCGGAGATTCGTGCCGCTCGCGGTCAGAAGTAAACACGTCGTTCATCGAGAGTAGAGGTAGAGACACATGCCTGTGATCAATACCGGAGTGGAATCGAACGGCATCTCCGCTCACGGCACGATCATCAAGCGGAACGGTACTCCGATCGCGGAATTGCGTGACATCACGCCTCCGCCTCTGAGCCGTAACCCGATTGAGACGACGACCCACAACTCCGACGACGACTCGTATGTCGTCGGCATCCGCCGCAAGGGCGAACTGCAGTTCATGGTGAACTGGCTGCCGTTCGACGAAGCGACTCACGACGCCACCGACGGGCTGCTCGACGCATGGGCGACTGGCTCGAAGGACAAGTACGACATCGAGTTCCCCGATGGCGCGACCTGGATGTTCTCCGGGTTCGTGACCAACATCGCCCCGAAGGCTCCGGTTGACGGTGCTCAGGAAGCGAGCATCTCGATCCGCCCGAGTGGCGGTCAGATCTTCCTGCCGTAATAGTGCGGCAGGACAACGTTTCACACGATTCAGAGATAGGAGACTGAGAAATGGCTAACAAGCGTTCAATCCTCCTTCGGGGTACTCCCGAAGTGAGCGAAACGGGAGCGGCAACGGAAGCGATCAAGCCGGGCTACCTCGTCAAGGGCGTCTCGAACATCGCCAAGCAGACCGGCACCACGGGCAGCGTGCCCAACGCGGTGGCGCTGGAACGCGACGAGCTGGGCCGGGGCATCGACGACACCTACCGCAGCTACGCGGGCGCGGCTGCCTACGCGGTTGGTGATCGGGTCAAGGTCGCGGTGTTCAAGTCGGGCGAAGAGGCCGTTGGCTACGTCGCGTCCGGTCAGAACATCGTCGAAGACGACCTGCTCCAGAGTGCAGGCGACGGTACCTACGCCGAGGGCTCGACCAAGCCCATCGCGCGTGCGATGGAGACCCTGGGTGCGGTGGTGGTCGAGACCGCGCTTCGCGTTCAGTTCCTGTAAGACAACCCCGTTCCCGGTTGATCGGGGACTTTTCGCAGAGAAGAGATAGGAGACAAGCAACATGGCAACCAATCGACGCAAGTCAGCTCCGGCCCCGACGTTCATGTCGGACGCCAAGGCGCTGTTCAGCGGTTCCGGTGGTCGTTGGGCCACCTCCCAGCTGAAGAAGGCGATGGCCGAAGGACGCGCCCTCAACGCTGCGGCACTGCGTACGCTGGATACGCTCCGCAAAGAGGACTGGCAGTTCTTCGACGACGCTCTCGTACAGGAAGCGGTCATCCGGCTCGTGGGCGTTGGCGACCTCGTCGCTGCTGGCCTGACGCGTCCGGTGCCCAACTCCCTGGGCAAGATGGTCTTCGGCTACGAGAAGGTGACGGACATGGACCCCGCGACGACCTCGCTGGACGGCATCAGCCGCACCGGCAACGATCGTCAGGAGTTCGAGCTGTCGCAGATCCCGCTGCCGATTACCCACAAGGACTTCTTCATCAACCTGCGCGCCCTCGCGGCGTCCAAGGAGCGTGGTGAAGCCCTCGACACGACTCAGGTCCGCACGGCGGGCCGCGTTGTGGCGGAACAGCTCGAAAAAATGCTGTTCCAGGGTGGTCCGCAGTTCGGTTCGCTGCCGATCTACGGCTACATGACGCAGCCCGACCGCGTCACCTCGGTGAGCTTCGACGGCGGCAAGGACTGGGGCGATGGCACGAAGACCGGCCCGAGCTACCTGGCTGACCTTCAGGCCGCGCGCACCGCGCTGCACGCGAACCGGATGTTCGGTCCCTTCTGGGTGTACGTTCCGTCCGATGCGGGCGTCCATCTCGACGGCGATTACGTGCCAACCGCTGGCACGAACTCGACGGGTACCATTCGGGAGCGTCTCGAAAAGATCGAGGGCATCAAGGCCATTCGCGTGGCCGACCAGCTGCCCTCGGGCAACGTGATCATCGTTCAGGCTACGCAGGACGTCACCTGCTGGGTCCAGGGCGAGCAGCTGCAGACCGTGCAGTGGGACGAGTACGGTGGCTTCGAGATCAACTTCAAGGCGTTTGCGATCGGCGTTCCGCTGATCCGGTCGGACGCTGCGGGTCGGTCGGGCGTTTGCCACATCAATGGGTAACACCAAGCCCTGGGGTCCCTCGGGTCCCCAGGCACCTTTTGAAAGAGTCCAACATGACAGACCTCCTGAGCAAGCTGAACCAACCTCCGACGTTTCTCGAACAGGCAATGGCCGAACAGTCGGCTCTCCTGGCTTCGATCCCGGAGGATCACGACGCGGTGATGGTGACGGTCATTGATGACCGGGGCGCACGCGTAGGGTTCGCGGCCAGGCTAGGTGCAGGTTGGACAGCGGGCGGGGAATTGGAGCGTAAGTGGAACGGTCGAGGCATCGACAAGCGCATCATCATTGGTAAGTCCTTCAAGAAGAGGTAACCGCACATGGCACTGATCGAGACGCCGGGCAGCGCATCCGCGAACACCTACGCAACGCTGGCTGAGTTGAACGCCTACGCTGCGAACCGTGTGCCCGCGCTGACCTGGTTCACTGCCGCGACCGACGCGCAAAAGGAAGCTGCGTTGCAGGCAGCGGCCCGCTCGTTGGACGCGTGTTTTACCTGGACGGGCACGGCGGTGGACGATATTCAGGCTTTGACCTGGCCGCGCAGCGGCATGACGACCCGAAACGGGTTTGCTATCGCTACCACCGTCGTGCCAGTGGACCTCAAGAACGCTCAGTGCGAGATGGCGTTGCAGCTTGGCGCGGGCGACCGCCTGGGTGACAACGATCCGCTCCGCAAGGGCGTCACGTCGCTGAAGGCCGGTTCGGTGGCTCTGACCTTCTCGGATGTCCAGGGCCAGCAGTCCTCGCGGGAGGCTGCCGACGTCGCCATTCGTAAGATGCAGTCCGACCTCAACTACGTCTCGAACGTGGTGCCCGACGAAGTCCGCCGACTGCTCGTGCCGTCTTGGTTCGCGCAGCCTAACATCTCACGACCGACGATCTTCGAGGCCATCTAAAATGGGTTACGAGGACCTGATTCGCGGACAGATTGCGGCAGTCATGTCGCCGCAGTTTGAGTCGATGAAATTGAACGTCACTCACTACGCTTGTGTGGGAGACGACGGCGAGGGCACGGACTTGTTTGCCGCGCCTGTTGTTCGTCGCGCCCTGGTGGACCTCACTAAGCGGCAGCGTATGACGTCAAACGGCGCGCTGGTGATGTCGTTCGCCAGCCTGATTTGGTTGGACCCCATCGCGCCTACGTCGCCCAACGCTGGGAAGACCCGCGAGAACCCGATCGACCCGCGCGACAAATTCATCCTGCCTGACGGCGGGACGGCACCGATCGTGCAGACAGGAGGGTTTGCCGACTCCGCTACCGGCCAACCCTTCGTCAACGAGACTATCCTGGGGTCAACCGTTCGCGGAACGTGACCACTACAGGTGACAAATGGGTTTTCGTGGCGGTACAACTAGGGGTCATGTCTATTTTGTACTGTGTAATAACGACGCAGTGAAAATTGGCTTCACCACTAAAAATCGCGTTGACCGCATGGTTGAATTTCGGCACTCTTGCTGATGAGCATAGTTTTCACACACGATTTGCTCATCTACGAATTCACAATGAGTGGTTTCACTACAGAAAGGATCTAAAATCCTTCCTCGAAGAGGAGGATGTCAGGACATGAAAATTACTGACATCAACTGGTGGCACTCCATCGACCTGGGCGATGGGGTGGTCACCCCTGGCCGTTGCTTCCCCGAGGGCGAAGTCCGAAAGCTCTGCCTGCCCGACCTGACCGGAAAATCGGTGCTCGACATCGGTACCTGGGACGGCTTCTACGCGTTTGAAGCTGAGAAGCGTGGGGCCGCGCGCGTAGTGGCGACCGACCATTGGATGTGGCATCAGTCCACGGGCAAGGCTGGGTTTGATTACGCCCATGCAGCCCTCGGGTCCAAGGTCGAAGCGATCGACCTCGACATCCTAGACCACACCCCGGAGCGCATCGGCAAGTTCGACGTGGTGTTCTTTCTCGGCGTGCTCTACCACCTGCGGCACCCGCTGCTGGCCCTTGAAAGCGTAGCCAGCGTCGTTGATGATCTCCTGATCCTGGAAACGTATACCGCGTCGGCCAGCCAAGAGGGCCGTGAACATTTTACGGAGACGCGCCCGGCCTTGGTCTATATGGAGTCGGACAATCCCAACTCGTTCCACCATAAGTTCTTCGGTCCCAACGTTCCGTTGGTGCATCACTGGCTGAAGATGGTGGGCTTCACTGCAGAAACCGTTCACGAAGACCATCGCGTCGTCGTGCATGCGAGGCGTACATGATTCCGATCTGGTTGATGAGCGGGCGGTTGGGAAATCAAATGTTTCAGCTGGCGTACCTGTACGCGCAGCAGCGTCGTGGTCTGACCCCGGACATCTGGCTGCAGTCGCCGGAGCACTTTGCCGGGTCCGAGGAGTACATCAAGGAAGCCTTCAGCGAGGGCATCGAACCAATGAAGGAACCGTTCGTGGCGGTTCACATTCGTCGCGGGGACTATGTCAAGCACGCTGGGTTCGTCCAGCTGTGGGAGACGGATTACTACGATAGAGCGATGGCGATGTTCCCCACCGACACCAGGTTCCTATTCTTCTCCGATCACATTGAGTACTGCAAGACTCGGTGGTATGGAGAGCGATACACCTACTCGGCTGGGCGCACCGAGATCGAAGACCTGAACTTGATGGCCAGCTGTCGTCATAACATCATCGCCAACAGCTCGTTCTCATGGTGGGCGGCGTATCTCAATCCGAATCCAAACAAGATCGTCGTCTATCCGAAGGCTTGGCACGCTGACAAGGTGGTGCGCGTAGGCTTTCCGAAGGAGTGGGTGGCTCTGTGAAGTCTCTTCTGTACATTGGTGACGCGTCCTGCAGCAGCGGCTTCGGCCGGGCGGCAGATCAAATCCTCAAGATCCTGTCCACAAAATTCAGGTGCTCGGCCATTGGAGTCAACTTCACTGGCGACTCGATGGTGGACTCCCCGCGCACGTACGACATCTATCCAGCGTGGCCGGGCAAGGATGCCCTCGGGATTGGCCGCTTGTCCGACGTCCTTCCTCGGGCAAAACCTGACGTGATCGTCATGCAGACCAACCCCTGGCACGTACCTCTGTACGGTCGAGCGATCTACGCCGAGGGCTACGGTGAGACACCGCTGGTGGGCATCATCGCTGTCGAGGGCAAGAACGTGGGCGGCGAAAAGTTGAACGGCCTGGCCAAGGCAATCTTCTGGACGGAGTTCGGCCGCAACGAGACCATCAAAGGTGGCCTCAAGAAGAAGGTGTCTACCGACGTGATCCCGTTGGGAGTGGACACCGATGTCTTCAAGCCCGGTGATCGCGTGGCCGCGCGCCACATGCTGGGCATCCATGCGGACGTGCCCGACGACTCTTTCATCGTCGTGAACGTCAACCGCAACCAGACTCGCAAGCGCATCGACCTCTCGATCATCTACTTCGCGGAGTGGATCACCGCGAACAAGATCCGAGACGCCTATCTGTACATGCACGTCCTGCCGGGCAGCACCGCTGCGATCGACTGCGACCAGCTGGCGAAGTACTATGGCGTCGAGGACCGATTGATCCTGGCTGCGCCGAAGGACATCTACAACGGTGCCCCGGAAAAGTACGTCGCGGCTGCTTACCAGGCAGCCAACGTCTATCTGACCACCGCCCTGGGCGAAGGCTTCGGGTTGACCGCCCTGGAGGCCGCAGCCTGCGGGTTGCCGGTTGTGGCCGGGCGCACTGCAGCCCTGGCGGAATGGGGCAAGGACGCCTTCTGGCTCACCGATTGCGACAGTGAGGGCGTGATGCCCGACGTGAACGGCATGATCGGCGCGGCTCCGGCGAAGAAGGATGTCATCGATGCCCTCGACAGACTCTACCGATCGGAGATGCTGCGCGAGGAGTTCGGTCGTCGAAGCTGGCTGCTGGCCAACGAAGAACGGTTTAACTGGACCAACATTGCGACTCGCTTTGCGGAGTCGATCGAGGGTGCCCTTGAAGCCTGAGCGCATTCGTGAGCTGATCCGACGCGAGGACCCGTTGATCCTCGACGTCGGATGCAACGACGGGGAGCACACGCAGATGTTCCTCGACCTGTTTCCGTACGCAACCGTCTACAGCTTCGAGCCAGAGCCGTATGCTGCGGAGCTATTTAGGCATCGCGTGACGGACCCGCGCGCCCGCCTGATCACCAAGGCGGTAGGCAACGTGGACGGCGAGGTGACGTTTCACCAGAGCGACGGTAGGCCCACGGCACAGTGGCCGGGCCTCACCTGGCACTACTCCGGTTCGACTCGTCGCCCGAAGAATCACCTGCGACGGTACCCGTGGTGTAGGTTCGAGCGGTCGATCACCGTGCCATCGGTGCGGTTGGACTCGTTGGCCCTGGTCGAGATGGAGGGACAGATCATTGACTTGATCTGGGCCGACGTGCAGGGCGCGGAAGCGGATCTCATCCAGGGTGCTCAACGCACACTCAGAAGCACTCGGTACTTTTACACCGAGTACAGCAACGAGGAAATGTACGAGGGCCAGCCCACGCTCAACCGCATCAAGGAAATGCTGCCCGAATTCGGCGTCCTTGAAGTCTTTCCTGACGACGTCCTGCTCAAGAACAGGTACCTCTAAATGGAACAGTACCAAGACCAGTGGGTGAAGGGTCGCAACGTCGGCACCGGCGTCCGCGAATGCGCGTCTCGTTACGAGGCGCTGCGCCCGTTGCTGGCGAAGTACACCCGTCCGTTCACCGTGCTGGACCTCGGAGCGTCCCTCGGGTACTTCTCATTTCGGATCGCGGAGGAGTTTCCGCAGGCCACCATTGTGGCGATCGATGACGACCCGCGCCTGTTCTACCAGTGCCTGGCTAATGAGAAGCCCAACGTCCTCCACCTCAAGCATCGCATGCGCGAGGACGACGTGTGGCAGCTAGCCAACTGTGAACAGTTCGACGTGGTGTTGGCGCTGAATGTCGTCCACCACTTTGAACGATACGAGAGCGTGCTGCGGTCGCTGTTTCGATTGGGCGACCACCTAGTGATTGAAACGCCCGCGAGCGGTGAAGGATCGGCGTTGAACTACAGCAACGCCATGCATATCTACGACCTGCTGTACAGTCAGGTAGCATCGCGCTTGGCCGAAACACCCAGCCACGTGGGTCCGGTCAACCGGCCGATGTGGTTGTTCGAGACACCCGGCAACTCACTCCGACGTGCGTACTTCACCGCGCCCGATGATCTGGAGTTGGGTGGCGTCACCATCTTGTCGTCGCCAAGCCAGCGCATCGTGACGCTCCATCGCAAGAACGAAACGCGCAATTGGATCGCGGGCATCAACCTGCAGACCTTCCTCAGCCTGGGCGGGGCCTTTCCGCTGCGCGAGGACGTCGCGCGCATGGTAGAGTCGTACCCGCGCCCGGCCGAAAGGCACGGCGACGTCCAGCCCTGGAACTTCGTAATAAACGGTCATGGCCTCCAGCTAATCGACGGACGCGATGATCGAGCAGTGTTTCCTGACGACTTCAACCGAGTAGCTCAGATGGTGCGGGAGAGCAAATGAAACTCAGTATCGTGTGCGTCAGTGATGCGACAGTGGTCACCAGGTTGTTCCTGTTGGAATTTCAGATGCTGGCGCGCATGCTGGGCGCGGAGTTTGTCCTGGGCGCGCATGGTGATCGCGCACGGCGGTTCGCGGAGGACTATGACATCAAGCATGTCATGGTCCAAGGATCGTACTTTGAAGAGCTGATCGATCAGGCTCTCGACGCCTGCACCGGCGACTACATCCTTCGGGTTGACGACGACGAACGGTGCTCAACTGGCATGATCGACTGGTTGAAGACCGACGAGTGGTTTCGTCGGGACTCCTGGTTCTTCTCGCGGGCGCACCTGTGGCCCGATGTCCAGCATTGCATCGCCAAGCAGCCGTACTTCCCCGACTTCCAGGCACGTTTGAGCGTGGCGCGGCAGTCCCGACGCCCGGTGAAGATCCACGCCGCGCACGCGTACCCGACCTACCGCGCGCCAGCAACGGCCTTTCTTGAGCACCACGTGTTCCTCATTCGCACCCGCGAGGAGCGGCAGGCGATCACGGCGAAGTACGAGACGATCAGAACGGGGCAGCCCTTCGCTGCCGCAGACGTCACCGTCGTGATGCCTTATGACGATCCCAACCCTGTCATCGAAACAGTAGCATCAGCTCGTTGTTTGGAACTGGCTGAAGAGACTGTGTGGTGGCGACAGGTTGGGCAGCGTCTCCCTGCCAACCTCGACAAAGAATTGCGCGAGTGGAGAGAGTCACGTGGCCGGAGCGAGCCTTAACGGAGTCTCTCAATTCACGGCCAAGGCCAGGCGCTTCGCAGGTAATCTTCAGAAGCAGACTGACAAGGCACTGTATCAAGAGACTCAAATCGAACTTAAAGAGGTTAAGCGACGGACACCTGTCGAGTTTGGTGAGCTTCGTGCATCAGAACATGTGGAAGGTCCTACTCGACAGGGCAATGCGGTCTGGACTAATATTGTCGCTGGAGGGCCGTCCGCGCCCTACGCCATCTACGTTCACGAAGACCTTGACGCGTTCCACCCTGTAGGCCAGGCCAAGTACATCGAATCGGTTCTCCTGGAGAGCCGACCGTTCATGGCAGCCCGCGTGGCGAAGCGCATCGACCTTAACAAAGCCTGGAACGGATAACCCATGTGGACCGATGATATCGTAACGCTGCTGCAGGACGCAGGCGTGGGAACGCTGAACGTGGATATCTTTGTGTCCACGAAGCAGACCGTGCCAATGCTATCGTCTGGCGCGGCGACGATCACCGTCACTGAAACTTCCGGGTCCGGTCCAGAACGAACTCAGAACAGGGTCATCACGCCCGCGTACATCCGCCCGGCCGCGCAGATCCTAGCGCGGGCGGACTCATCCAAGAACGCGCGGGCAAAGGCGCAGCTGGCCTACGACGCGCTGGTAGGCATCCGTAACGTGCTGGTCTATCGTGAACCGCAGTCGTTTCAGTTTTCAGGCTGGTACCGTGAGATCAATTCACTCCAGGAGCCGTTCGATGCCGGGGTGGACGACCGTAAGCAAGCTCGTTTCTCGTTCAACGTGATCGCAGTTCGACGTCCAGGATAAGGAGAATTTGAATGTCTGTTTCACTTGCGAAGCTCCGCACGAAAGAAGTCAACAACGTCAAGTACGACAACGTTGCGGCCTACGGGGAAGACGTCCGCATCGGCTCCGTGTCGTCCGCCGACATGCTGGAGTGGGTCGAAGGCAACGCCGACCCGCTCAAGAAGAAGATCTCAGGCCTGCGCCTGCTCGTGAAGTCGGTCACCGACGACACCGGCGCGCGGTACTCGCCCGAGGAATACGACGAGGCCGTGAAGGACTTCGCTGCGAAGGACGCCCAGGAGAACGGCAAGGTCCTCCGCAAGGTGCTCCTCCTGAACGGGTTCCCTGTTCCGAAGGAACTCAAGGACGCCGAGAAGGAAGGTGACAAGCCCGCGCTGGAGAATCCTGAAGCGGAGATGCAAGCCCGAAAAAACGACTAAGGGCAGACGACTTTCGTCGTTTTGCCCATCGGTTGGCCGGGTACCTGAAGGAGACGGACGTCGAAGGGATGCTGGAGCGCATGTCCTTCGACGACCTGATGTGGTGGAGGGCGTTTGACCTGATCGAACCATTCGGGGATCGGCGGGCCGACTACCACGCCGCATCGATCTGCGCGGCGATCTACAACACCACGCTGATGCGGGGTGGGTCGCGTAAACGAATGAGTCCGAGCGACTTCCTATTGGAATTCAAGGACGTCGAAACGAAACCGGATGCGCCAGGCAAGACCGAGACCCCGCCAACCGCTGGTTGGCTGCACATGAAATCGATCGCCAAGATGCACTTCGCACTGTCGAAGGCCTTGTCGAAACCCAGGCCGCAACGTCCACCGGCAAAGCCAGCAAGACCGGCCAGGCCCACGGCGCAGCAGCTGAAGAGAGCGAGATCACGTAGATGAACAACGTGAACATCGGAACCCTCGCCGGGCAGATTACCTTTGAGGACAAGATCTCCACCACGATGGAGGCGGTCCTCGCCAAGGTCAATCGACTCGACGAGAGTTTCGGTGGCATGAACAACTCGGTGAAGACCCTGGCGAGCGGCTTCATCCTTGGCGAATTGGCTATGAAGGCCTTCGACAAGGTGATGGACGTCAGCATTGGTCTGGTCGAGGACTTCACGACCGAGGGTGCGGGCATTGCCGACGTTGAAGAGAACTTCAACCGTCTGGCTGAGGGCGCTGACCGCGTTGGTGAAACCATGCTGGGCGTCCTCCGCGAGGGGACCCACAACACGATCGACGACTTCACTCTCATGAAGACCGTGAACGACCAGTTCGCGGCAGGCATTCAGCTCACCGACGAGCAGATGAAGACCTTGGCCGACGGTGGCTTCGCGCTGGCCCAGGCCAAGGGCATCGACGTCGCTGACGCGTTTGATACGGTGAACACCGCGATGCTGACTGGCCAGGTGCGGTCGGTGCAGCTGCTCACCGGCAAGATCGACCTGGCCAAGGCCGAGGAAGAGTACGCCAAGCAGCTGGGGACCACCTCCGAGCGTTTGACGACGCAGGAGAAGCAGGAAGCCGCGCGCATCGCCATCTTGAATGCCGTGTCCGACGCCACCAAGCGACTGGGTGAGCAGACGGACGGCGTCGATGAGATCATCGCGCAGGTCAGTACGGCCTGGGACAACTTTTATGACAACCTGATCTCGAACGTTGCGGCATCCCCGAAAGTAGTCGATGCGTTCCTGTCAATTCGAGACTCCATCTTCGAGACGTTTGGTGGCTCCGATGCTTTCATGGAAACCTTCATGTCAGGCATCGAGAGCACAGCCGACGTGGTGACCGAGTGGGCACCGATCATCGTGGGCTGGTTTGGCAAGATGCGCGACGGAGCGGTGGAGTTGTGGGACCGGGCCGTCGATGCCTGGGAGAAGTACGGCCCGCTGCTCAAGGGCGCGTTTGACATCATCAAGGGCGTAGTCGTTGGCGTCTACGACGCGGTGATCGGCACCTGGGACGCGCTGCCCGACTGGATGAAGCGAGTCGCGGAGCGGAGCGCCATCGCGGCAGCGGGCATGTACCTGTTGTCGTCTGGCGTGGAAGCGGCCAGCTCCAGCGTCCTGGACATCACGGCCAGCTTCGCCACGATCACTTCGGGCTTCCAGTCTCTCCCGGCTGTGCTCACCGGCATCAGTGCGGGCTTCGCCACGATGGCTACGCAGGCCAGCATCATGTGGGCCGTGATGGACTTCAGCTCGATTGCCCAGGCTGCCGCGTCGTTCAAGTTGCTGGCCGGGTCGATCGCTTCCACGATCGGACCCTTGGGCATCGCTGCGGCCTACGCCACCGCGTTGTTCCTGGCGTACGAACTGGGCCAGACCGAAGCGGTGAGCGATTGGTTCATGGAGCTGGGTCTCGAACTGCAGGGCTTCACGCAAGCCGAGCAGGACGCCATGATCGCGGCCGACAAGGCGATGACGGCGACCAACGCCAGCGCCAAGGCCAGCAAGGAACAGACGGATGTTCTGGCGTTGCTCGAAGCGGTGCAGGCGCAGGTGAACGAGGGCACGGCAGCCCTCACGACTTCCGTGAACGAACAGGGCGAGGCCCTGACCGACACCACTGCGCGCACCAAGGAGTACGAGCTGGCCTGGGAGGCGTTGAATGCTCTTGGCACCACCTGGCAGGACACGCTCAAGGGTGTCAACGGGGACCTGCGCGCCAGCGTGATGGAGTACGCCAAGCTGGGAGCGTCGGTCGAGGAACTCTACCAGGCGTTCCCCAAGCTGACTAAGGCGCAGGCCGAGGCTGCGGTGGAAGCGGTGAAGGCCGCGCGCGAGATCCAGGCGGTCAACCAGGAGACCCTGGACATCATCAACGAGGCCCACGGCAACAACATCAACGACTGGATCGAGGGTGAGCAGCGTAAGCTCGCGGCCACGTTGGAAAGCCTGAAGCTGCAGGGCAAACTCACCGATGAGATGCTCAACGCGCAGATGGCGAAGTTCGACGCGACCATCGATGCGGAGATCAGCAAGCGTAATGAGTCCAATGAACTTTCGCGGGACCATTACGCGATGCTGGTGGACGAGGCACAGAACGCGTACGACTTGCTGATGAAGGACGTGACGTCGCACACCGACCGTGAGATTCGTGAGTCGGCGCGGCTGCTCGAACAGCGTAAGCGGGATTTGGCCCAGTGGAATAACATCGCCAACGGCATCATGGACTCCAACACCGCTAACGTGGTGGATGAGACCAGTAAGCAGATTGCATCTGTGAATGCGCTGGGAGACGCTTGGACGGCTTCCGTCGGTGGTGCGATTGATGAGTCAACTGTGAAGGTGCGAACGCTGAGTGGTGAAGTGAAGAGCCTGGCCGAGTATCAGGCCAGTCAGTTGGCCGGGGGTAGCACCAACGTCACCCGTGCCAACCTGGAATCGTTCGCCAAGCAGTTTGGCATCCCCGTTTCTGATGCTTTGTCGATGGCGTCACGTGGTTTCTCGTTTCAGGAGATCCGGGATGCTTATAACTCTGGCACCACGAAGACGTGGGTCCCTTCGGGTCCCCGCATCCCTGGCTTCCGTGAGGGTGGCTTCGGAGACTTCAAGGATGGCACGCTGGCCATGCTGCATGGACCCGAGGTGATCGTTCCACTCGACAAGTTTGGCGGCATGGGCAACGTCACGAACCACTTTTACGTGAACGGTACGGCCGAGGAGTCAGCGCGGAAGATCTCGCAGATCCTCATCCGCGACTTCAAGACCGGACGTCAACTCAACTTCAAGTAATAAGGAGAACTGAACATGGCTCTTGGATATGTTGAAACACTGATCACTTCTGTCGAGAACGGCACGGCTGTCACCGCTGCTGCGGCGACTACGTTGCTGCCCGCCTCGGCGGTGAAGACGCTGCCCGCCAACTACTTCGACTTCGTGGGCAAGCAAGTGTTGGTCAAAGCCTCGGGGCGCATCTCGTCGCTGATCACCACGCCTGGTACCGCTCGATTCGATGTCCGCCTGGGTGGCACCGTCGTGTTCGACGGCCTGGCGATCCTGCTCGACTCGGTGGCCGCGCATACCAACGTCGGGTGGACATTGGAGATCCTCTTGACGTGTCGAGCGATCGGTGCGACCGGAAACTTCTTCGGCCAGGGCACGTGGACCTGCGAAGACATCCTCGGTGTTCCGGCAACCGCGCCCAAGGGCGTGCTGTCCGCGATCCTGCCCTGGAACTCCGCGCCTGCGGTCGGCGGCAACGTCGATACGACTACGTCGCTTGCTTTGAATCTGTTCTTTACGCAGACCGTGGCGACAGGCTCTTGCCAGCTGCATCAGTTTGGCGCGTACGGGTTGAACTAACATGCGTCCTGACCTGAAGCCTACGCAGGGTCCGAATCGTAAGGGACCGCCTCTTCGCCCCCCCCAGGGCTTTGAGTCGTTCCCTGTCATTGAGAATGTATCTCCGTCTGCGTCACGAGTCGTGGGCGGAGATACGATTACGATCACTGGCTTCCGATTCGCCCCTGACGTTACGGTCCTCTTTGGAGATGAACCCGCGTTGAACGTGGTGGTGGTGTCCTCGCAGGAAATTACATGCGAGTCGCCCGCGCACGACGAAGGCGTCGTGGACATCACGGTGATCAACAATCACAACGGAGAAGAGGGCACACGGATTCAGGCATTTACGTTTGTCGAAGGTCACATCGTTAGCGTGTCCAACAATCGCGGATCGGTCCTTGGTGGCACGGAGCTGAGCATCATCGGCTTCAACTTCATCGCGGGCGCGTTGGTCTACTTCGGCGGTGAGCTGGCGACCGGCATCGAGTTCGTGGACGATACAATGTACCGCGCCATCACGCCCGCGCACGCTTCCGGCCTGGTGGACGTCGAAATCGTGGAGCCTTCGGGGTACACGATCGTGGGGAAGTTTCTCTTCAGCTACACCGCTGCAGTGTTCGGCGGTGATATTCGTCGTAGTCCGTCGGTGACCGTGACCGAGGCCACGGACGGTGGTTCAAACACCGCAGGCTTTGTGATTGACGGATCGGGCACTCCTCCGGTGGGCCTGGAGCGCACGACCTTTAAGGACAAGCTCGACAATATCTTGTTCTCCGGTCAGGTGACGAGCTTCTCGCAGAGCTACGAGGACGCCAGAGAGAATTTTGTGTGGTCGGCTGGCTGCACCGATCACTCGTATCGTTTCAACCGCCTGCGTCCATTTGGTGTGTTCAATAACGTCAGCGCCAGCGACGTGGCGGAAGCGTTGATCTCTGCGTATGCGCCCGGCTTCCTGACGAACTT